ACCGGGCGCCCTGTCACTTGGTGGATGGTGGCGGCTGTGGCGATACCTTCCGCGATGTAAAGTGTTCCTGGCTCGTCTAGATTGCCGACCCACCAATAGCCGCCGCGGACTTGTGCGCCTGGATGGAAGCGTTTATCCCCGGTAGCGTCAATGTACTGAAGGCTGATTAGCGTCCTGTCTGCGTCATAGATTGGCGAGCATAGCCGCCCGTCGCCGGTGACTCTTAGCCCGTTGGGGCTGATCCCCTTGCGCACAAGATAGGGATGCTCTGGACTGGCGCCTACGAGGTCTGACCAGATAGCAAGCACTGACTCCTGCGCGACTGCGCCTTGCTTGGCCTTGGCCGCATCCCTGGCCGCTTTGGCCTCCTGCATCCTCCTGGCGTGCTGCATCTGCTCTACGGCTGTAATATCCCGCCCTAGGTCTGCTCTCCATGTGTGCTCAATGCCGCGCCGCCAACACCCGAACCGCCCGGCTGGCACGTTGTCGCTGTAGGCTACATACCATCCTGTCTTGTCCTTGCGATGGTCGGTGTTAAAGCGATGTATCACCCCGTCTAGATCGATGCTGTCCGGTGGCTCAAGCCCTGCATCCTGGATCGCTTGGCGTAGCTGCCACTCTGGCGGGTCTGGCTCTCTCCTGGTTGGCGGGATGAATGCCCCGCCGAATATGTGCGTGATATCAACCATGATCTGTCCCTGTCGTGTCTGTCAGATAGTCCGATATCCTCTTGATCGTCTCATAGCTTGGCCGCTCTGCCTCGCCGGCGCTGATCCTCCAGACTGTTTGATAATGCAAGCCTGTACGCTCTGCGACGACCGATAGCCGCCTGTCTGCTAACTGCTGTCTGATCTGCTCTAGTGTCATCATGTTGTGCCCTCCTTTTACTGACTGACTGCCCAACTATAGACCAGACGTGCTAAAAAAATATAGCAGACTGCTTGAAAGTTTTGCGCGTGGCGCTATAGTTAGACCTGAGCCGACCGGATAGACCGACCGGCAATACTGAGGAAAAGACGATGGCAATACAGTTAAAACGCTCTGCCGCCCTGGCGGCACAAGGCGTCAAGGTCCTGGTCTACGGCCAGGCTGGCGCCGGAAAGACTTCGCTCATTCCGACCCTTCCTGCTCCTGTGGTCCTCTCTGCCGAGGCTGGACTGCTTTCAATCGCTGGCGCTGACGTGCCATACATCGAAGTGACCAGCATGAACATGCTTAAAGAGGCGTATGCGTGGCTGAAGGATAGCGCCGAGGCGAGGGAGTTCCAGTCAGTTGCGCTCGACTCGATATCGGAGATTGCCGAGGTAGTCTTGGCGCACGAAAAGAAGGCCACCAAGGACCCGCGCCAGGCATATGGCGCAATGCAGGAACAGATGGCGGATATCATTCGCGCCTTCCGTGATCTTCCTGGGCGACACGTCTACATGAGCGCCAAGCTGGAGAAGTCACAAGACGAAATGGGACGGATGCTCTACGCGCCAAGCATGCCTGGCAACAAGACCGGGCAAGCCCTCCCGTATTTTTTCGATGAAGTCTTAGCACTGCGTGTCGAGAAAGACCCTGACGGCAACACCCAACGCGCCATGATGTGTGATTCCGATGGGCTGTGGGTTGCCAAGGACCGAAGCGGCAGACTTGAAGCATGGGAAGCGCCAGACCTGGGCGAGATTATCAAGAAGATCGGAGGTTAGCATGAGCATTTATCAAGACTGGATCGAAGCCAAGGCCGTGGAGGCGCAAGCCATCGAGCGCCGCAGAGAGCTTGAGGATCGCATGGTGTCCGAACTTGGCATTGCCGAGGACCTGGAAGGCACCAAGACAGTGAAGGATGGCGACTATACCGTTAAGGTCGTTGGTCGCCTGAATCGCTCGGTCAACAGTGAGACCTTGCAAGAACTGGCCGCAGAACATGGCCTGAGCGAGCACTTGTCGCATCTGTTCCGCTGGAAGCCTGATCTAAACATGACGCTCTGGAAGGCTGCCGACTCCACCATTACCAGCGCCCTTGCTGGCGCAATCACCACGAAGCCCGGACGCCCGAGTTTCACCATCACGAAGAAAGGAGCTTGACCTATGTTTTTCGGAGAGTTTGACGCAAGCGCAGTACCAGAACAGGAAACCAGCTACGGCCCATTGCCTGAGGGTTGGTATCAGTGCGTGTGCACTGAGGCGACGTTCAAGGAGACGAAGACCGGAACCGGAAAGTATATTCAAGCCGGTCTGACTGTCGAGGGTCCGAGCCACCAGGGGCGCCGTCTCTTTGCGCGCTTCAACATTCATAACGCGAACGACAAGGCACAGGATATTGGCATCCGGCAGTTCGGTGAGTTCGTCCGCGCTGTGGGTCTGGTGAAGGTCAACGACACCGACATGCTGGTCGGTCGTCGATGCTCGGTGAAGGTCAAGACTCGAACCAGCGAACAGTACGGAGACCAGTCCGACCCGGTGAACTATCGCGCCATTGAGGGAAGTGCTGCGCCTGCTCCATCCTTTGCCGCACCTGCCGCTCCGGCACCAGTGCAAGCACCAGCCGCGCCAGCCGGTAACCGTCCGCCGTGGATGATGAAGTAAGGCAAAAAAATAGGCGCCTGTGGGGAGTCAGGCGCCTACCAAACCAACTACTGAGGAAAGCATGACCATGTTACATCAAAAACGATGGTATCGCCACATGGACCACGAGAAGGCAGAGAAAATCCGAGAGCTTTACTTATCGCGGCAGTTTAAACAGACAGAGCTTGCGCAACTGTTTGGCGTGCGTCAGTGCACAATTAGCCGGATCGTATCCGGCCAAGTATGGGTGAGAGCATGAAGATACCGACCATTGATCCGATAGTCGCCGCCATTGACGCGGCGCACGAAGCCAAGCAAGAGCGACCGCGCCCACACCTTGGATGCTCTACGCTTGGTCATCCTTGCGACCGCTGGTTGTGGCTTTCATTCAGGTGGGCTGTGGTGGAGGCATTCGAGGGGCGCGTGTTGCGACTTTTCCGTCGCGGCCAGATGGAAGAAGACACCGTGATTGCTGACCTTCGCGCTGCTGGCCTGGAGGTGTCCTCGCAGCAAAGCCGTGTTGACTTTGGCGCGCACGTATCCGGTAGCCTGGATGGCATCGTAAAGTCTGGCGTCCCGCAGTCACCGAGCAAGCGCCACGTCCTCGAGATTAAGACGCACAGCCGAAAGTCTTTTGATGATCTTGAGGCGAAAGGCGTACAGAAGTCTAAGCCGATGCATTACGTCCAGATGCAAGTGTATATGTACGGCACCGGCGACGAGCGCGCCTTATACGTTGCAGTCTGCAAGGATGATGATCGACTCTACACTGAGCGCGTCAAGTATGACGCCAGCGTAGCCGAAAAGGCTGTAGAGCGTGGTCGCCGTATTGCCATGGCGGACCGTATGCCGGAGCCGCTGAGCACCGACCCGACATGGTATCAGTGTCGCTTCTGTGCCGCCCATGACTTTTGCCATATCTCCAAGACCACCAAGCGCGTGAACTGCCGCACCTGTGCGCATAGCACTGCCAAGGAAGATTCAACATGGCGCTGTGAGCGATACCAGTCTGATGACATTCCCGTCCAGTTCCAGCATGAAGGCTGCCCTAGTCACGTCCTGCACCCTGATCTTGTGCCGTGGGAACTGACCGACAAGAGCACCGAGACTGCTGCCGTATGGCGTTTACCGTCTGGCGCCGAGGTGATGAACGGCGATGGCGGATACACCAGCCAGGAGTTACTGACGAACCCGGCAATGTGCGGTGACCCGGTTGTCGATAGATTCAGAAAAGACTTTGATGCGAGGGTGACGGGATGAGCACGATGATTGACTACGATCAATTTGTACAAGCAAAGCGCCGCGCCGAAATGGCAACTGGTCATCAGCCAGGCGAGCTAAACGAGCATCTTTTTGACTTTCAGCACGCCGTTGTTGGCTGGTCTGTGCGCCGTGGGCGTGCCGCTATCTTTGCCGATACCGGACTAGGCAAGACGCTGATGCAACTCTCCTGGGCTGATGAAGTGGCTGGCCATACTGGCGGCATGGTGTTGATTCTGGCCCCGCTGGCCGTGTCTGAGCAAACCATCAGGGAAGGGGAATTATTCGGAATTGAAGTATCAAGAGTGCCGAACGGATCATCGCCGGACGCGCCTGGCGTATGGATCACGAATTACGAGCGCATGGACTGCATAGACTTCTCGGAGTTGCATGGCCTTGTGCTTGATGAGTCGTCAATCCTCAAGGCACACGACGGAAAGACGCGGCAAAAGATCATCGACTCTGCACAGTGCGTGCCGTATCGGCTGAGTTGCACAGCTACACCGAGCCCGAATGACTTTGAGGAGCTTGGGAATCAATGCGAGTTTCTTGGCGTCATGACTCGGACCGAAATGCTGGCAACGTACTTTGTAAACGACACCGGCGACACGGGAACATGGAGGCTCAAGGGTTGGGGAGCGTCTAAATTCTGGGAGTGGATGGGAACTTGGGCTGTCGTGATTCGCAATCCTTCTGATATTGGCTTTGATGGGTCGCGCTATCAACTGTCTCCGGTGGAGTACATCGAGCACGTTGTCGAGACTGCCGAGCAAGACGATCAGTTATTCCTCAAGCCAGCACAGACACTCAGCGAACGACGCAAGGCTCAGAGAGACAGCATCGAGGCGCGATGTAAAGCATTGTCCGAGATCGTCAACGCCGAGCCAGACGAGCCATGGCTGATCTGGTGCCACCTTAAAGACGAAGCCGCCGCACTGCAAAGACTGATACCTGGCAGCGTCAATGTGCAAGGGTCAGACAAAGCCGAAGTCAAAGCATCACGCATGATGGAGTTCAGCGACGGAAAACTGCGCGTTCTGATATCCAAGCCGAAGATATGCGGGTTCGGCATGAACTGGCAACACTGCGCCAGGATGGCGTTCGTTGGGCTTGATGATTCCTTCGAGAAGTTCTATCAGGCCGTCCGCCGCTGTCATCGGTTTGGACAAAAACGAGTCGTGCAAGTGCATCTGTTTACCGCCGAGAACGAAGGTCAGATCCTCGCAAACCTAAGACGCAAAGAACTACAACACCATGAGATGAGCACAAACATGATCGAGCACATGAAGGACATCATGAACAACGAACTGGAAGGACAGGAAAACATCGTGGACGAATACCGCGAAGACACGCACGAAGGGGATGGGTACACGGTTCACCTTGGCGACTGCGTGAAGTGGGCTAGGCGCATGGCTGACGATAGCATCGACTATTCTGTGTTTAGTCCGCCGTTTGCCGATCTGTTTGTCTACTCAAACTCTGACCACGATATGGGCAACTGCAAGGACGACGATGAATTTGCCGCCCAACTGAGATACCTGATAGCCGAACTGTTCCGGATCATCAAGCCTGGGCGCAACGTGTCGTTTCACTGCATGAACTTGCCCACCACAAAGATGCGTCAAGGGTTCATAGGTCTGCGCGACTTCCGAGGAACGCTTATCAGAGCGTTTCAGGACGCAGGGTTCATTTATCACTCCGAGGTCTGCATCTGGAAAGATCC